TCATGGTCACGCCGCCACCACCACTTCCTCCTCCGATCTCGGAGAGGTTCTTCACCGTCCAGAGCGAGCTACCGGCCTCTTGCACCAGCACACGGGACTCGTCCGGATCTTGGTCTACGATCTCATCCACGTTGGTAAGCTCGCCCAGCGAGCTAGCCCCGCCGCCGCCCCCGCTTCCGGAGCCTACCGGGATAGCGTCCGATACGACAATGCCCCCGGAGGTAAGATACAGATTACCGTCTTTCGAGTAGCCGTTATCCACCTTCTTCTCCAGCAATTTCTTGATCGCCTCCAGCTCCTTGGCATAATCCCCGTCCAATTTACCGAGCAAGTCTTTCAGCCGGACCTTCACGTAAGAGACGTTAAGACCTTTCTCCTCCAAGGCCGGCAAAGAGTTTACGAAATCCATGCTCTCCGCTACACGGAGATCCTCTACGCTAAGGGAACCCGCCTCTATAGCGTTCTTTACGATCGGGGTTAAAGTCTCGACCAGTTCTTTAATTTCTTCGAGAGTATATGCCATGGGATCAAGATTGCTTATAGGGTTACCGTCTCGTTAAATATCCTGTCGAAAGCGTTTTGCACCTTCGTATACGCGCTTATCCATTCCTCTCCGGTAAGGCTGTCCGGGGATTCTTGGAAGAAAGAGAGCCTTTTCCCCCGGTCTACGGAAGCATAGCCGATACGGGTACCGGCATCGTATATGTAGGCATCTATATGCTGGAATGGCTCGCTTTCCTTACGGGATGCCTCTATCTTCACGAAACCCGTGGAAGAAAGGGCTTCCGTCAAGGACTTATTGATTGTCGTTGTTTCCATTTTTCTTTGTTTTAGGGGTTAGTAACTCGTTCATGGCATTTTTCAGGGGGGCGATAAAGGATGATCCCATGATAATCTCCTTGATGGACTCAGCCATAGGTCTCGGAACATCGATAGCTTCCTTGCTGTAGTATATCTTCTTTCCGAAATCAGAGACAGCGATATCCGCCGTACGTCCATAGACCAAGTTTCCTACCTCTTTTGTCAAGTCAATAACTACGGGATCGCCTTCTACCGTAGCGTTAATACTTACTTTACTGAAATCTACTTTCATGTTTTTATATATTAAAATTAAACACCTTGCAATAAATGACCATTATCATCGGTAACTCCAACGATTATTCCTCCTCTAACACGAATACGGACATTATCCAGATCATAAGTAGCAGGATCGAAACTTATGCCCTCATAATAATTATATGAATTACCAAAGCCGAGGTTATAAGCGAAACGAAATGCCCCCGCCGCCAATGTACCGGTAATGGTAGTACCCGTGGTTTTAGTGCTTCCCGAGAAGTAGCCCGCAAACTTAGATCCTGTAGGAGGGAAATTCGATCCATAACCATCTACAGATCCATATATGGCTACGCCAAAAGTGTTGCATATACCAGATATACACGCATGGGTATCAGCGGAATTGCTCCAAGCCCCTACCATGGTTTTACAACTTGTTCCGGTATTGTATGTATATCCTCCCCCTACAGTCAACCTAAAGGAGGTATTACCGAAATAGTCAGAGCCAGTCCAGTTAAGACCTTTATAACTATTCAAGGAGAACGCACCGATACTCAAGGTACTGCCTACGACAAGGTCTTTAACGTTTATCAAGTCCGCTTGAATATACCCTCCCGCTATAAGCGTCTGTCCGTTTATTATCACGCTCGCCAATTTGTTCGCTCCCACACTGGCGCTACCTGTAAGTTTCCCGGATAATTCCGTCTGAAGGGCTTTAGCCAAATCTTCTTTTGTGATAGCGCCTTTTTTGGTATAATTCGTAAGGCTATTGTTTAACGTATCCAGATTTATCTTACCAGCGATCTCTTGACTTAATGCCCAAGACAGATCATCGGAAGAGACACCATCTTTCCACGCCATCGATCCTAGATCACCTGAGCTAACCTTGTTCTTGATCGTATTCTGGGTGCTTAGGTCAAACATGGAAAATGTCACGAAACCGTTCAAATTGAGTCGGCTAGCGTTTATCTTGATCGTCTCCGCCGTCTGGTTGATGCTCGATATGATACTATCCTTAGATACCTTCAGATTAATATTGTCAGCGTTCACCTTGATAGCCGCCTCCATCTCGGTTTTCAGCCCGGATACGTCGGTCTTCTTGGCGTACAGCGTCAAGCTCTCATCTACACCGTCCAGCTTTAAGCCTAGGCTTGTCACTGTCTGGTTTATGCTGTCAGTCTTGTCAACATACAAGGATAACGTGCTGGTCGTATTATCCAATTCTACCCCCATGTCCGTCACCGTGCCGTTCAACGTGTCGATCTTTTGGGCGTACATGCCGATCTTCTCGTCCGTCTGCAGAAAAAGGGTGGACATCTCCAACCGTAGATCCTCCACGGGATGCGTGGACATCTGGACGTTGTAGATATATATTTCCCCCGTATAATTCAAGATGAAATCACCTGTTCCGTTCCATTTGCCGGAAAATTCCTCTTGAACGAAGGTATCCGTAATCGCCAACGGTTTGCTTACGTAAAGGCCCTGTCCGGAGAATCCGGACGTTAACGTACCGGCGGTCTTTACCATGTACATGAAGGATACGTAGTAGGTAGGCCAGACCTTCGTCCCGTCCGGAAGCTCAAGCTGTCCGGACGGCTTATTCCTCAAGTAGGAGTTTACTTGCTTCACTCCCGAATTCTTTATATACAGGGCCTTGCGGCTAGATACCTCTACGATCCCTGTAACCTTATCCTTCTCAGCGTAGAAGGAATCGTTCACGGCCATGAAACGCTCCTTCACCGTGAATAGCGACACGTCGTTACCGAGTACCCATCCTACCGTATCAGCGGAGAAAGAGGCGTTCGTGAGGCAATTATCCTTCTCCGACAACTCGTAGCGCACGGAAGACATCTCGCTGGAAAGCCTGCCTTCCACGATCTCGAACTTGGTCTTCACGTTCTCCCCCGTATCGAGCATGAACTGCCCACGGGCGTAAAGATTCTCCACGTACGCCCCGTCACCGTCCAACCTTCCGAAATAGGGCGTGACCAGACCGTTCATGTTCCCGATACGTACCTTCACGCAGTTTTCCGGATCGGTCTTCATCCCACGGATCACGTCCATGTAGGGCGTGCCGAACTCATCCACCGTGGTGATCTTCATGATGCCGCTGCGGGTGGAGTTATCCGGATTGTCCACACGACAAAGGGTATCCCTTTTGGCTATGTCCGATAGATTTCCCACGAAATTCGTGAAACGGAGCCAGTCCAGACGGTTCTCGCCGTCGGAGAGGTCCCCTACGGCCACTTCCACCACCTTCAGCTCGTACGACTTGGTCATCTTGTAGTCGTTCTGCAAGGTAGGATCGCCTTGAAACTGCTGTACCATGAGGATATCGCCTTCCCGGAACGGGTTGTACAACCTGCCTCCGTCGGTATCCAAGTAGATCCGGCCAGTCTCCGGGTCGTAATGATCCACCTCCATCATTCCGGCGAAGATGCGGTTATCATTCTCGCCAAGCAGTTGCGAGACCACGAACGTATATACTTTAAGCTCGTTGCGTACCGAGATCGAATCGATCTCCAGCTTGTATTTAGTCTCCTCCACACCGGCGGCGTTCGTCACCTTGTAAGGCGCTATCATGAATCCCGTCCCGTTCGGGAAACCGGAGGCGAATGTAGGAGAGGAAAGGGAACCGGCGAACATGGAGTCATTCTTCACCTTCAAGTCCTTCACCCATGCCGTGCCGTCGGCGAAGATACGGAAACCGTTCTCGTGCTTGAAACTATCAGCGTCACGGTCTGAGTAGATGGAGGATTCCAGCCCGCTTAAGATTATGTCTTTTTCGAAAGTGATGTTACCATGCGCCGTATCATCTATATCTTTTCTTAAAAAGCGATCATCAAGTGCGGATATAGGCTTTAGTATCTCCTTCAAGACTCTAAGAGCCGTGAAAGCGTTCTCATCGGACGGCTCTGTCAGATCATCTAATTTTATATGATAGAAATCGTCTCCCGGTCCACCCGATCCTCCTGCTCCGTTGACGATAGCCCTCCATGTCTCTCCAAGTTCACTTATGATGCCGTTCCTTATCGTGTCATGTATTACACCAAAAGACGTAACGGATGCTTTCGGGTTATGCGGATCAAAGGCCGGGAATAATACCCCCTCGCCAAGCTCTTGCCGTGGGAGCTCAGCTAAGCGAGGGGGAAAAATAAAATCCGGCGAGGAGAGGTTTGGAACCGTTAGATTATCCGGAAGCTCTTTCTCGTTACGGATAAGGTTCAGGTATCTCGAGATCTCCGAGAGTCGGTACGTGAACGTATAGGAGCTCGGGAGATCGTTGGAGGTGTAGGTGGCGTCGCTCTCGGTGACGATTATTCTCCGGATCATGGACGCCTCGTATATATACTTGGCCCGGCTGGGGAAAAAATCCAGCAACCAACGGCGGGAGTAATCATCGAGGAATCCCGTGTTCTTAACGAACTTACGATCGGTCTCCACGTCATACTCGGACAGGTTCTCGTCCAGTTCCGCTATCAGGTGGCCATGCTCCGCCTGCAGACGGTTCACCCCATGGGCACGGAAGGTGTCCATACCGCCCAGACTGTTCTCGAAAAGGAACCATTGCTCGTCCTCGGAATGGATATCCGTGAATTTATAGAATTGCGATACGCTCAGTCTCGCTCCGCCGGCCTCGGCGTAAACCTCGAGATAGCTGGGGTACTTGTTCCCGAATAGCTTGGCTACGATTGCGTATTGGAGATTGAGTGTCACGCACTCGCCGGCGGTCATTCCCTTCAAGGAGGTCATGCTCGAAGATTTGTCCGGGAACGTGGCCTTGGCCTTCACCGTGCAGTCCGATATGGCGTAGTAGGTCAACCACTCCGGTGAGTAATAGGTCACCTCCTTGACCTTTGGCTGCCACGTGAGGAAGTGGGACTTCAACCAGTTTCCCGGCGTGTCCGCCAGATCCGCTATCCCGCACCGGATCGCCCGGAACGAGTGGGAGGTCCCGTCTATCGTGGCCGTGAAATCTGCGAATATGGTATTTTGGGAATAGATCTCTTGGGCCGTGTCCAAAGTATAGCTCAATTGGCTTTCCACCACCTCTCTCACGTCGATCGTGACCATCTTGTCCGGCCCGGGCTCGTAGCTTTGCTCGAGCAAGGTGGCCGTTCCTTTCTTCAAGATGAAAGAGACGGCCTCTTGTGCCCCCAATACAAATTTCCTCATGTTCCCGGACAGGCTCAGAGCGTCTGGTTTATCTATGATCGTTGCCATTTGCGATTATTTTACCCCCAAAAGTATGGCTGTCGGATGGGCCGATAAAGGACAGTTACCGGGTCACGGGCTCGAGCCACACGGTCAGGGTACCGTCCTCCGGATCGGTCGGCCCGGATGCGGAGCCACGGCTATAGAATTGCACGGGATAAGTGGCTTGATGGTATTTCCCGCCCTGCACGTATTGGTATGCGCTGGGCGGGGCGTAGTATATGGTCACGGGCTCCTCCTTGAACACCCATCTCCTTTTCACGCTGTCACTGGCGTTGGACCGGGAGTAGTTGACCTTCCATTTATATTTGGATACATGGGAGGCGAACCGCTCTGCCTCGGCCATGGCCGTGGATACCGGCTCGTAAAGCCTCGTGGTAAGGAACGTGGATTCCAAGGGTTCCCGGGAACCCGGGCTATATTGTATGGCGGAGGGAAGCAACTCCTGTCCCTCGATCGTCACCTTCCTGTACTCGGAGAGCGATACCTTTTGGATGTCACTGAGAAGCATGCTCGCTTTTATCTCGAGCAGAGAGTTCCGGAGCAGGGAATCGTAATTCCTCCAGAACCGTTCGAAAAGCCCGTCCGGGCCGTGGTAGGCGAGCGTATAGTTCCAGAGCTTGTTTCCATCCGCATCATGATTGAGGATCGTCCCGTAGTCCAGTTTCCCGGCATGGAATACGAACGCCGGCATGGGTTTCAACTCCTCGTTATCTTCCGCCTCGCCTACCACCTCAGACGTGGAGTCATTCACGGAATCCATGATGATGGAGGAGTTCAACGATCTTCCGGTCCCTATATAAATCCCGAGATGCGGGATGGCCCCGGCTCCTCCGCTGCCAAAAGCAGGTGTATAGACCATCGCCGGTAGCACGTCCGGGGATTCCTTGCTCTCCGTCTCCAGTGTCCCGCCGGCGTAATAATCCATCGTGACCAGACCGATCCGTTGCGTGACCGGCGTGATCCCCTTGTAACCTCTCCGGACAAACTCACCCGATATCTGGTTATACTCCACGTCCGGGTATTTCTTTAATAGGTCTACCAAGGTACTGAACTCCTCGTTCTCGTTCCCCGTGGCTCTTCCCGTCGTTGGCATCGGGCGCTCGCTCTCCTGTTTCTCTTCCGGCGGCGTGAGCCGGTCACAGGTAAGCTTTAACTGCTTGAAGCTCGAGGGATGGTTGACTGTGTATTTACCGGCTACGCAATCCGTGAGGTCGCAGGAGGGTGTCTCGTTCAGGTTCTCATCGAATAGCACGATACGGATGGTCTTGCGGGTCTCGTCCGGGATGAACTCGCAGCAGAATTTATACCGGTATACGTCCAGTATCGTCTTGATCATGCAGTCCGGGACGATCTGGGAGTATCGGATCTCGCTCTTTACGATCGTATCGATCGTGTTGTTCAGAAAGACCATGTCCTTGAATGGGGTGGTGCGGGAAAAGAAGGAGTCCTCCAAGGTGTAGCCGAGATAGGCGAATATCTCCTCCAATAGATGCAATCCACGGATGAAGGGGGATATGTAGAATCCCGGAGCTAACCGGATCGTTTTCTCATCGACTACCTCCGTCCGCTCCACGTCGTTGTAAAGACGGGGATATCCGTCCGGTCCCGGATCACCGGTGGCGTTTAAAGAACCGGACTCTAGGATGGCCGGGAACAAGGCGAATCGGTCGTCATGTGTAATGAACAGGTTCCGGCAGAAGGATATCGCCTCGCTGACAGATGCGAACTTGAGAACCTTGTCCTCAAAGACCGTGGATAACGGTACATCCTTGATCTTCTCGTAGAACGCTCCGGTATTCAAGTAAAAACTGGTCTCGATCCCGCTCTTCCGGTTCGCCGACAGGATGGCTTGACGGCAGGGAATGGAGAATACCCCGTGTTGGATCATGGCGTTGATCCGCTGCGAGGCCTTGCTGATCCCGGCCATGTTATCCGGATAGATGAGTAGTTCCCTATTCCTGTCCGTGGGAGGGAGTGTTACCGGTAAGCTCTGCTCTCCGTAATCGTTAAAGAACGGGTTCATCCGGGATAAGGTCAATTGGATGTCTCCTAGGTCGTAAGCCTTGCCGGATTCGTGAATGATGTCCATCTTATTTGCCTCCTATCTTTTTGGATTTGTCCAATGTCTTCTGGGCGGCCTCGATATCGCTATAAACGATATAGGCCCTCATGCCTTTTGCTCTTAGTTCGGAAAATAGCATAAGTAGCTGTGTGAGTACTTTGAGTAATTCCGGATTATTACTTGAAACCATTACATTTTCTTCATCCGAGCGTCCATTGTATCCACCGTTGGCGAATCCGTTGACGGGAAGAGGATTTGTGCTTGTTCTTTGTCTTCGGATGGCATCCAAGGCTAGGATATGGTTCATGGAAACCGGATCTTGTAATTGCCATGCCGGTGTAACGTATTCTTCTCGATGTACGGGACCAGCCACTTCAAGTATACCACCGTTGCCGGTGAATCCTCCGTTGTACCAACTGGTGGAGTCTGATACAACCCGTTGTCCGGTTTGCGGCGTAGTGCTGTCATTAAGACCTGCATTTGCGGTAGATGTACTAGGTTTCTTGATAAGACCTTTCAAGGCACCGAAAGCGACGTTAATAAGTGCGATTTCACCTGCTGCTTTTGCCAATCCTAGAAAACCTAAGCTACCTATATCTTTAATGGTTCTTTCAGCGATAGCCATTACTGCAATCTGTCTTAATGTATCTAAGGTAAGAAGAAGAATATTATGCATAGCATCAGCAAATGTCGTTTCGGTATCTGTTAAAGCTTGACCTAATATCATTCCTGCTTCACTACCAAAATCTTTCATTATGTTGAATTGCTTTTTTTTCTTTTCTTCCTCTTCTTCTCTAGCCTTCTCTTTTTCGTCCATTTCCTTTTTAACGAATCCTTGTAACAACTCATTCAATTTGTCATAGTGTTCTTTTGTCTGTTTTTCCTTCTTTTTGTTGATGTCTTTTTCTTTTTGGAGATTTTCCAGATAGGCTTGATACCCTTTGTCTAATAATTTGATCTTATAATCTAGTATTAATTGCTCTATTTTCTTTCTTTCGTCACTGCCTATTTTATAGATAGCTAATTGTTTATTTAATTTTTCGAGTTCTAAAGCTTGAAGTTTTGTTTGATAATCATCATATAATCTTAGGCCCTCGGTATAATCTTGTGTCAATTTTAGTTTCTTGGTTGCGATATAACGATCAACCTCTTTCAGCTTTGCGTCTGTGATTTTTTTCTCTTGCTCCACTGACAGTCCCGGGGTTATATCCGTTTTTTTTATTTTAGGGGCAATAACTTCTACTTCTGGCAACTCGTTTGCAGGTTTTTTAGGCAGAAGAGGAGAGTATTTCTGAGATATCTTATCGAGGTTGGATGCTAATTGGTAAGTTTGTGTCATATAGCTCTGTAAACTTCCCCAGAAATCCTTATCGACCTTACCTCTGGCACCATAGTAGTAGTCAATGTAAGAGATGACATCATCATACGTTTTTGTCCATGAGCGTCCGTTCTTTATCCCTTCATCTGTTATACGTTTTACGTCTCGAAGCATAGCGTCGGTAACGAATTGCCCCAGATTTGATTTTTCCCTCATTTGATCCATCAAATCGATTTGTTTATTTAAGGCGGTGGTCGTTACATCCTCCTTCTCTTTCTGCATGGTTTTTAAAACTATGTTTTCATGCAACTTTTCATTAACTATTTCTAAAGCTTTTGCGATATCCTCGGTTGTACTTTGTTCTGTTAGTTGGTTTTCAAGATATTTTCCATATCGAGAATTGATCTCATCGATTAATTCTTTTCGTTGCTTTGTTCCGGCGTTGCTTCGTTGGAGAGCGTCAAATAGGGTATAAGCTTCTGCCCGTTCTGTGGAGATTTCCTTGTTCATCTCTTTTAAAGCCCGGGCACTTTTTGTTGAATTATCCCATATTTTGTAAATGCCTACAGCTAAAGCCGTAATTGCCACACCTGCCGCAATAATGGGATTGAGACCCAGAGTCACTAAGAAACTGCGCATAGCCATAGTCGCAGCTTTGATATTTCTAGCCTTGAGAGCTGATGCTGCCGCTAATGCATATTCTGCGGCTATGGAAGAACGGGTCGCAACTAAATGAGCTTTTTCTATAATTGTAGCTTTTAGAGTAGCTCCATTTGACGCAATCTTCCAGTAAGTGTTTAGCTTGATAGCGGCTGTATACAAAGTTAATGTCGATATTAAGGTAATAACCAGCCCTGTATTTTTACTGATCCAATCAGCCATCAGAACTAGTTTTTTAGTCCAGTTCACGGTTTGATTCATTACGCTGATAATGGATGGATTGATCTTCTCCATTAACTCAATGCCAAGATCGTTAAGTTTGTTTTTTGCTTGTTGCATTTTAGCCGTGGCGGATTGGCTTTTTATCGTGGCCTGCTCTAAAGCGACGGATGTGCCGGTTATGGCTTTCGTATAATATTCTACCTTATCCGCTTCATTGATAAGGACAGAGGCAACATTGTAACCTTCTTCCCCGAACATTTTTTTGATAGCGGTAGCGTCCATTTGTTTTTTGCGGAGATTTTCCAGAGCCGTACTTAGCCCGACTATTTTGGGGTTAGTCTCGTCAGCTCCTGTTTGCAGGGTAAGGAAAAACTTTTTGAGTCCGGTACCGGCGATCTCGTCCTTGATACCTTTCTCTCCCAGAGTCTCTATGGTTCCAACCAGTTGTTCGATCGGGATCTTTGCGGAAGCGGCTGCGACACCACTTGTCTTTATAGCCTTGGTTTGGCTCTCTACGGCTGCCGCACCGAATTTACTTCCGGCGGCAAGTACATTTACATATCGAGCGGCTTGATCAGCTCCATCCCCATATTGGTTTAATGCCAAGGTGACGGCATCTACCGCATCTGTAAGTTTCATGCCACTGGCAGAGGCGAGGATGAGCGTTTGCTCCGTCACTTCTGCTAAAGCCTCTTTATTTGCTAGCAATTCGGGTTTAGCGGAACCTACTAATTTATAAGCTTCCAGTATCTCATCAGCGGATTGGCGTATGCGGATACCTTCTTCGGTAACTGTAGTGGAAAGACGTTTTGCTTGATCTGTAAGCCACTCTATACTTTCATCATCTAGGCCTGTAAGAGCTTTTACATCGGCCTTGCTTTCTTCCAGTTTATTGCGGGCTTCACGGAATTTGTTGAAAGTAAGAGTAATACCCGTAATGGCTGCCACTGCGGTACCAATGATTCCCATATATTTATTTACGAAATCTGTGGCACGTCCCCAGACCGAGGCTTGGCAACCGATCTCTACACGCATCTCTTGTTGGGCTAGTGCGGTTTCTTTGGAGATGCGTTTCAGCATTTCTAACTTAGTGTTATATTCAGCGGTACCACGAGTTACTTTTTTCAGCTCCGTTGAAATTTTATTCTTTGTCTTTATTAAGTCATTATAAGTAGCTCCACTTAGGTTCTTCAATACTCTTTCCGTATCAGCGACCTCTTGCTTATACTTTTGCATCTTCTGGGTTTGGGCAGTCAACTCACGTTCTATTTTCTTTGCCGCCTTACTATTGCCTTCTCCGGCCGTCCGGAGATCAAGTAGCTTTTTCTCCAGTTCCCCGATTTTCGTCTCTAACTCCGATGCGCTAGTCATTGCGTCGGAGTTATCCAAGTATATCTTGATGCTCCTGTTTAAATCTCCTGCCATATCCTAATCTTTATCTATGAAAATTCGTGATGCGTCGATTTGCATATCGGCGGCGTAGTCCGCTACGATGTCTGCCAGTTTGGGAAGATTCTTTTCGATGATGGGATCGAACCAACGGATCGGGTGGCGGTTGCCGGTTCCCATCAGGTAGAAAGAATCCGGGTTGGTCTTTTTCAGCTTCCCGTATTTGTCCGTCCATTTAGAGCCGCCCCGGAAACCACCTTGGCCCCGTCCGGCTCCCTTATGGATATAGATACCTTCACGGGCGAAACTGAATCCCACTCGTTCGGTCTCTCCTTTACTTTTGTAAATTCTGGGTTCTAGGGAGTCCGATAGGAACTCATCTTTCTGGACAAGCAAGGCGATATTCCCTTTTAAGTCTTGGATCACGTAACCCATCCATTCCTTTACCTCAGAATTGAATTGTCTCAATTTCTCCTTATCCTGCCTACGTTCATACCGGGCGATCCGGCTGGTTGACTCTAGCGAGATCTCGAAGGGTAATCCTTCCCTCGCTCCGATTAGGGAGTTCCTGCGTTTAGGTGTGTGCATCTGCTCGCTCAATCTTTTCATGACTCCCATATCATACCCACATTGATTTGTCGATAGAGAAGGGGATAGGCTTTCTTAGATTGAAGCCTAACATCACCCCATAGAAATTATCTCCCATGGGACCAATGCCCCGAAAGGTCATGCTGTTTAGCTCTAGGAACTGAAGCCCGTTACGTTCCTCGTTCCAGTCGAGCATCATCCGGCAGACGATCTGCATGAGAAGATCCTTGCATTCCGCTTTCGCAAAGTGAATCCCGTCGATATCCCCGGCCTCGCATTGCTTTAATAGGGCGATAAAATATTGTGGGACATTTACGAGGTTATCATTGTTAAGCCAAGAAAAATCCGAGTTAAGCCCATCGATGGCGACTAATACATGATCCCGGATAGAGGAGATACGTTCTTCCAGATCGGAGATTTCCTCTACCTCGTCACTACGGAGGAAATGACATTCCCCGTCCGTATGACCGATAGCGGCTAGATGCCTAGCGATCCATTCCGAATACTCAAAGTGATTGTATATGTCCATAACATCCAATTTATAGACACAAAAAAAGCCCCCCGAAGGGAGCTTTTAAAGGACATATCTTTAAACTAAGGATAGTAAAAAGAAAAGGAAAAAGAAGATCAGTACAGTAGCTATAACCTTTGCCGTTGTATTTCCACTGCGTTTAGCCTCATTAATCGAGGCCCCGATCAGCATGACAAAACCTAATATGATAACGAACGTCAACATATCGCAAATATAATCATTCCTCTGGGAGTAACAAACGTAACAGCTCTTCCAATCTCATGGCGGCACGCATTCGTTCTTCTTTACTATATTGTCCGTTTACATCGGTTACGATGTCGAGTAGGCGCAGGGCTTCTTGGAGTTTCATTTCGGTTCCTCCTTTCCTTCAAACAAACATAATCTTTTTTTCAGAAAGCTTAGAGCCGCGATAAGCGACAATGATTCTTTTTCAGAAAGTACACCCGGGGCATCATGCTCGCATGCAATGAAAGTGATAGCGCTGTCAATGGCCTTAACATCTTCTTCTAACCCACCTTTATCATTTTCCTGCCAATATCTGATCGCATCCAGCATCAGGTTTGATATACATATATCTTCCAGTCTAATCATTTTGGCCTCCTTTCTTCGCTGAGTTATAAACGAACCAAGCTACGATGACCAGTGGAAAGAACACTGGAGACAGCATAACCAATAAAGCTACCGTGTACATTTTAGCCTCGTAAATGGATTTGCAGGAGGCGATACCAAGAGGTAAGAGGTTGTAGAACTTTTGGACGGTTGTCCATGTGAAAGGATTGGATACCTTTACGCTTGTAGCCACCTCGGGCTGCAAGGTAATTGAATTTTTCTTTGTCATAATGTAACGCATTTAATAAATTAATATACGAGAAGGGAACAAAAAAGTTCCGCTTTCCCGTTGCGTTACACCTTGACAAGGCAGTGGGCGCATTAACGCTCCACACGGGGGTCGGAACTATATTTTTAACCGTAGGCATAAAAAATGCCCGCAGCAATAAATGGCGAGGCTTTGTCGCCTTGTCAAAATGTAACGCATTGCAAATATGGTGAAAGTTTTTGAGATGGCAATAGCTTTTGCTTCAAAACTTCGATTCGCTTGTTTTTTCGGTTCTTTCTATTGCTAGCCTTTTTATTTCTTCATATAACTCCTCTGAAAGCTTTTCCTTTGCAACTGCTTTGAAATTACGCAGATTTTGAATATGATCTCCTAAACCATTCTTATTCCTTAATTTCTTAATGCGAGCATTTAACAATTCAAGAAAGGCTATATTATAGTTTCTTGCGTCAGATGTCCTAATAAGAATTGATTTGTTTTCTTCCGAATTAAGAGTTTGATATTCTTTTCTTGCAACCTCCAAACGAACTTTCAGTTCATTGATTTTATTTTGAAGCGTGCGTTTCCAATCTAAAAGAATTTGCAAATCCTTTTGATTTTCCACATCATCTGAGGTTATATTTAAAACCTTATTTACAATCATAAGTTTGACTAGTTTTTACGTTAACATTACTGCAATTAAGGAAAAGTTTTTGATGAATCCAAATTATTTCCGGATAGCCATGCCAGTGACAATGATAGCATCTGGTTCAATAACAATTCCTGTTTTTAAATCTCTTATTGCGGGCAGATAAGTGACCTTGATATTAATGATACCATTTGCTCCTATTTCCATTGCTTTATTACATAAGACATTAATAGCATCATCAGAAAAAGCTTGTTTGTATTTTCCGTATTTGACTTTATGCTTATCATAGGTCTCCCCATAAATATCATCTTTCATTCCTTTGCGAACGCTCTCTCCTATAATCTCATAACCACTTTGAACTTTTGCGGATACACTACCAATAGCTTTATATTCAAAATTGACAGAATTGGCTTCTGTCATAAAAAATCCTTTGTTTGTATATTCTGAATAATCTAATACCACTGCGCTTTGTTGGTATGGAGATTTAGGAATAATACTACAGCCTGTTATGGCTGCGACGAAAATGAGAGATAATAATGTTTTCTTCATATCGTGTGAATTTAAATGTTAACAATGCTGCAAGTAAGTAAAGTTTATTTGAAATACAAAGGTTTTTCTTGATTATTTAAGTTGATAAGAGTATATATCTTAAAATGTTGTTTTTGCCTTTCAAACTAAAGGTTAATACAACATTTGGCATAGTATCAGTATTTGTTGTAATGTTGTTTTTGCCTTTCAAACTAAAGGTTAATACAACTCCTACCTTTACCGGTGGGACGTTAGAGAGGTTGTTTTTGCCTTTCAAACTAAAGGTTAATACAACGCGTAATTATTCAGGAGGGGTAAATATGAGTTGTTTCTACCTTTCAAACTAAAGGTTAATACAACTTCCGAGGTCAAGGTAACGACTAAAACGGGGTTGTTTCTACCTTTCAAACTAAAGGTTAATACAACTGATTGCGAAATTCAGGTTAAAAGATTGTTGTTTCTACCTTTCAACCAAAGAGCATAAAATGTTTTTATGCTGATGAGTCATTCGAAAGGTCTTCTAATTTTATATTTTCTATCTTCATTTTAAATTCTGCTATAATCTTTTTTGCATAGACGAAATCGTCAGAAATCTCTTTGATACATTCAGCTTCGTATTTATCATGTAAGAACATATTCCGAGTTTTAATGAGAAAAGAACTATCTATCTTTTGTTTAGTTCGTTTCTCATATTCTGTAATTAGCTCATTAAAATCATAATAATTTCCGGGAGTAGCCTTCTTTAAATCTGGGAACATCGATACCATAGCGATTTCGAAAGAATGAATGATAGGTATGATTTGTATCTGGGCTTCTTCGAAATCTAGGCATTCTCTTTTATAATTTTCATAAGGTTGAATCTTTACGCTAGAAGATATACTATTGTTTCTTTTGACTTTACTTAATACTTTATTCAAAGAGCTGATTCTTGTATCATGATGTATATAAAATAACTTTCCGTAGTCTTTTATCTTGATATCTTCTCCTTGTATTTTTAAAAGGTTGAGATCGATCAAGTAAGAAACTCTCTCATTTAAAATACCTTTGACGTTTTCTAGTTTGTATTTGTTAATTCTGTTGTATAAATCAGAAGGAAGATATTCCTTGGTCATCATAAATAAAAGAATATCTTGTATTTGGTAGAGTCTGATTATAGACTCGTTATCGCATATTTCGTTATAATTCTTACGATAAAGTCTATCTTCTTTCTCTAATAGCTTATTAGCTTCTGCAACAGGAATCTTGGATGGCCTTAGTTCTTCCATTTTCTTGATCCTTTGCTCTAAGGATAAATAGCTTTTGGATTTACCCTTATTCGGTGATAACTTATCGAATAAACGATAATTACGGGGTTGTGCATAGAATTCTTGAGATTGATCTTCGAAATAAGTTCTAAAATAGTTCTGGATCAAGTATGAGACATTCAATGCCGGACTTTTTTCTCGGGTAGGAGATTCTATTAATTGCTTCAATTTGGATTTTTTCAAACAATTAATGATCGCTTCATTAAATAGACCACGAGGTAGGAATATGGCCTCTTCCTTATCTTGAGGCTTATTAGGCTCACGTTGTAAGTCCCGAAGAGGGTGGCACTGGATATTTAGTTTCCCTTGGAGGATTTTCTTTTGTATTCGTGAAAAATATACTTTCCGCTCCTTAAGGTAAGCGATGTAAAACTCTATTAAAGAGGTATAATTCGTACCTATTTGAGCTAAAAAAGGATGCGGATTTGAAGAATTGATCAATCCTGCTCGTGTGAAGATTTCCGTTAAGTCATTTCTTCTTATCCCGAAATATGCTAAAGAAACTTGTATGGCTTGGAAATTAGGCTCTGTGACTTTATCCCTTCCATTGTTTTTTGAAGGCTGTAGCCATAGCATGTCTCTAACCAACGTTTCCGCTATTCGGCCAGCTTTTAATATTTCATGTTGCCTTTTACCAAAAGCGGATTTCTGAGATTTGATACGTTCTACCTCATTGAGTTTACTATCTGTCCAAAAGATCGCTTTCATGACCCGGCGTAACATTAACTCGGATCTCTCTTCCGGATGCTTTTGTTTGGTACTTTTATGGATAGATCGTTCAATAATATCTTTTACGGATAGGGGACAGTGTGATTTATGTATATTATTATTCCGTAAATAAGTATAGAATAACATGGCCGGCAATTCGTATTTACTTAACCAGAAATCGGCGATAGGCATTTTAGCACCCTTCTCATCGATGGTAGGGTAGGTATCTTTCCCTTCTGGTAATACCTTAATACCGATATTATTACCATTAACGATATAGTGGGGCGTAGATTGAACCAGATAAGGCTCAAAAGAATTGATATCCGGTATACTATCTGTACTTATATCTATGGATTTTACGTTTAATGCCTCCGATAGTTTCTTTGCGGAGATATCTTGGATGTTTTTACAAAAGCCTGCGAGTTGGAAATTAATGTATCTATCCTTTGTCTCTCTATCGACTCTTGTTTTTTGATATCCATTGTGAAAGTAATTTCCGAGATATGTATAGAAGCCAATTTCTTTAAAATCAGCTTGTTTGTCTAAAAAGTGCAGGGCAAAAGTCTCAAAGCGACTGCGGAACCGTATTCTGGATCTATCCGGAAGGCCGTAAGGATCTTCGGCATCCGTTGGTTGTAATGTCTCGTTATACATTTCCCGGTATTTAGGTTCAAGGGTTTGATACAGTTCTATTGGTATCTTAGATAGTTCATTCAGTATATCTAAAGCCCGGTCTTGTTTCGTGTCTTTCGTAGTGCGTAGACGTTCTACAGGAGGTTTGGTGGAAAGAGCCGTGAAAACCTCAAGGGTAAGCCTATATTGTAACGAGTCTCCCCGTTTGAATCCGGATAACTTTTTCAAGAATAGATAACTGTACTTCCTTTCAAGGAACATCGAGATGAAGAAAGCATACCCTTTTTCGCTCAGACCGTTATTGTTTACTAATGTGTAATAGAAATGATCATCTTCTGTTTTTAGAACAACCCGCCCTTTTTTGCGAGTGTATCTACGAAGATGCTCCATCTCTTTCTCCTCGGCTTGGAAACGCTCCTTGATAATGTTTATGGCACTATCGTAGATGCAGTTCAGTGATGAAGGGATATCATACCCACGGGGATAAATGCAGATGGGATCATGATAATAATGGGTGTAATAGTTCCTGACATCATTAAGCAAAGAGGCAAAAGCTGTAATGATGGTTTTATATTCTATACAAAGTTTATCCGATTGCCTTTCACCTTTTTTAGGCGTCTTCATTTCAATGATCGGTTTTATCCATGGTAGATATCCTTCAACGATCTGTTCTAGGTTGTTTTGTGGATTTTGATCGAAGATTGAGTCGATGAGTGTTATTACATGCTTGATATCCCAACTGCTTAATTGCTTTTGGGTGTCCAACTTTTTAGCGATAAAATTAAGTGTTTTTATTAGTCCATCTATCGCTAGGTTTGCATATGCGGCAAAGATATGTTTGTTTTCTATGGCTCCCATAATAAAATGATCTATACCAAGTTCAATTTAGTAATCCGGCGGCTGATGTCTTTCAGCGCCATATCCAAAATAGCCAGTTCCTCCTGTGTGAATTTGCAAATTTTACCGTGTACGCTATTCCCGTTTAATCGTTGGTAGAACCAAGAGGATGATTTCCCGAAATAATCTTTGGCTAGATTAGAGACGGACAGGTATGGTAAAACGGGACTCAGTCGCTCACGAATAGTTAGCTGCTCCTTGATGTCCGTGATCTCTTTATGGATGTTTTCAAAGTCATTTTGCACACCTGCGGTAAGCAGTTCGGTTTCCTTTTCATCCATGCTATCCAACAGATCGGTAATTTGTCGGTCTATGGTAGGGCGGTCATTCTCCGGGGACTTTTTCCAAAGTTCCTTTAGTTCAAAAAAACGCTTTACTTTATCCATCTTATTCTGTTTTTTGAGTTACACATGAAAGGGAAACTCCCCCTCTGGCCTGGAGGGGGAGAACCTTTCTGGTCAATAATACTTTCCAAGTTCCTTAAGTTCTTTCTCAAGTCTCTTGATCTCTTTATCAACCACCGCTTTCATGAATTTGCTTCTCGAAGTCAGTTCATGATACTTGCGGAGATAAAAAAGGAGATCTTTTTCTGCCTCTTCTATCCGGGCTTTTAGCCCATCGTCACTATGCATAGAGCTCTTGTCTTAATGACATCACAAAGATAATAAATATATTATCAATGGCAAACGTTTGGTAATATTTTTATTATCATAGTATCTGGATTGGAGATAATAACAAAACCGCTCCACCTTCACAGGCAAAGCGGCTGTCCATTACTAATCTAAAAATCTAATACCATGAAAAACACCTATTACTACATATCTTGTTTCTTTTTCTCCTCTTTTTCGATCGCTACTTCTAGGGTATAGAGAGCGTCGTATAAAAGGGATTGTTTTACCTGTTCTTTCTTGGTCACGTCTCCGCTGGCCATCTCATCCACGATGCGTTGTTGCGTGTCGAATATATCCAAAGGGGCTTCATTCCCTCCGGAGGAGAATACCCGGGAGAACTTTGCTTGTATGAAATTCATGCTACCTAGGTAGTACCAGAACATGACTGTCTTTACGATCGGCTCTACATTCCGGAACCAAGCCGGATCACCGTCCTCACGTATGGAGAATGAGCCGTCTTTCCAGATTATGGATAGGAAGTTATCCAATGCCTCGAATAAATCCTGTCTCATCCGCTGTTGCCAAGTCTGTAGCATGATGAACTGTCCGTAGCTGATATTGGTCAGGCCGTCTTCCGGGCCGTATAACTCGATATCTTTGTCTTTGTAGACGGGGAATGGGTTACGGGTTAAGCGGATATCCAGCTCGATCCCTTTTTCTGTCTCTTGGAATAAGAAATCAAAGATGGTGCTCAACGCCGCCAGTTGCTCGGCCGTGATCCATATACGATCTTTGGGAAGGGAAACGGCGTAACCGGTTCCATTGGCTTTCTGGTATCGCCGGATTCTCGCGGACAGGCAAAACAATAGCATCTTGACCTTGGCTTCTTGGGCCGTACTTTTCGAGTTCAAAATATTGGCGAGAAAGCAAAGCTGTTCCGCTGTCATCTCATCCCATGTGCCGGGCACGAGGTAATCGATATCTTTGATCGTTATTTTTCTCATAATACGAAAATATGTTTGTCCTTGGAATTAAAGTCGTTCTTGATAGGAGCGGGGAGGCCTAGTTCCGGGGCGTAAACTTTCATGTAATCCTCGATTACCGCTTCTAACGACGTTACCTGCTCGGCGTAGAAATTACCGTTGTCCGTGGGATCGGAATACAGCGGATAGATCACGGGTTTAAACTCCAGCTGGCCGGCCGCCGTACGTTGTACCCGGGTGGTTTGGCTGGTATGGAGCTTGGCTACGTACATGGCGAGCCATACCCGGATATAATCAATCAGCTTGATCCGGAGCGGATCATCCACGCCGGTTCTTAAGGTGTCTTTTAAGCTCTTGTCAAGAGTGGTCCCGATCCAGCGGCATAGCTTCATCTCCAGTGTATCGAGTAGGGGACGGAACTTTTCGAAGGTCAACCGGGAATAATCGATATTCACCTTACCGTAATCCTGAAACTCCCGGGCGGAATTAAGGTAGTGGTCGTTGGCTTGGTTCTTGTAATAGCGGCTTTCTTTCCATTCCGGATAGTCGTTCTCGTGGCTTCCGAGATGCTCCAGTAGCTTATCCAAGTTATTCCATCCCCGTTCCTGCATGCTCTCTCCCGATCGGGCGATCTTTTGATCGCTGGCTACGGTGAACTTATCGTTCCGGCTTACCGTATGCCCGCTGTCACCGATCAAGACCCCTAGCTCCGGACTGGCTAGCGCTACGGCCAATGGTCCCAGTGTCCGGCTGGCGAGCGTCTTGATCGTAAGGATATCTTCCGTTAACGGCTCTCGATACAGCCGATCGACCAAGGCTTCCCCGAGGTAGGGGACGATATATCGATCGAAAGCGTCTTGAAGATAAGGCTCCAATATCTCGAACTTAAATGAGGCGTTTACCTTGACGGTATGCCTCAAATCATCTATCGTTTGTAGGAATGGCTGTGTCATGATTATACTTTTTCGTTACCGATACTCTTTTCCGATCCCGTGTTCTTATCGAGTGTCGTTAGCATGATATTGGGTATCACGAACTCGATGTCTTTTCCCCATCCGTTGATCTCCCGGGCTAGGTATAGCGGGAGAACCATCATGTCCCGGAGCGGCTTGAACAGCACTTGGGCGATAATGAATAACTCCCGGGCCTCGGTACCGTTGATGTTCTTCGATTTCCCGGGCGACGCTCCTTTCAAGGACGGATGTACGCCCATCGTGTTACAGATCACGTTTGTCGCTTCCTCCGAGTCCTCGATATACTCACCGCCCTTGATAAATGATTCCAAGGGCTTGATGATGATATCGCTCTCCTCGTATTTATTGATCTGATCATACCGGAAATGGGATACGAAGCTCTTGCCGGCGTTCTCCTCTCCGGAAAGGAAGTCGTTCAGTTGTTGTAGGAAAGCGTTCTTGCGCTCGTTCCGTTTCTTCTTGTCATCCTTGGGGATACCTTCCGAGTCGTAAAGCTTGTCCCAAAATTTCATGTTGATGGAGACGTGATATTTCAAGACCATCTGATTTTTCAGCAACGCCTTCTTGAATTTCGGGATGGCGCAACTGAACTCGTACCAATCGAGGAAGATGGACCACCAATAAGGGCGGTTGTAATAAAAACGCCCCGGTACCGGCATATTGAGGCTTAACGTATAGCCATTCTCTTCCTCGTCCTTTTTCTCTCCGGTCTCCGGATCGGGTACGAGCCCGGTACGGACCTTGAGATCGTAAAGCGGGCTTCGGCGGTCTAGCAATCTCGTTACGATCACGTCGTCCGGAAATGACTCCTCTCCCCATTGCGAGGAATAACCATGATACTCGATGCGTTTCGTCTTCTCGTCTTGCTCGCTGATCTGGGAAAAGCACATCTCCCGGTGCCAGATCTGGACTACCTTCGGTTTCTCTCCGGCCTTCCGTTTGCCAAAAGCCAGATAGACGAAAGAGTCGGAGAATACGACCAGATCGTTGGCCAGCTCGGACATTACCCGTAAGTAGTTGCTATCCGATATGAACTGGAATATCTCCGGAGCCTCTTCCGGGGTAAGTTCCTCCAGCTCGATCTTTTGGGTCTCCGGATTCTTCACCCTCCGGCAGACCATCAACCCATCGCCGTAGGCCATGTTCGCCTTGAACTCGATATTGCTGCCTACGATGGTGTTGTCGGCAATCTTTTTCATGATCCTTACGGGCAACTTGTCTTGGTGACCGAACGGGACAAACCTGACCTCTTTCTTGACGGAAGATCCTTTGGCCGGGGTAATGACCGTGGCCGTGAATTTTTTATCCTCCAGAAAACCTACGTCCTCGGTCATGACCACCGCCGCTTTCGCTCCGGGGAGGAAAGCGGTGTCACCCATTAGAAATACGTTCTTGCGTCCCATTATGCGTATATTTTTTTACCGTTAATCCGGATGATCATGCAGCGGATGAACTTCCGGGGGAACCGTTCGCCCCGAATCCGGATGTTTACCGTGCTTCCCTTGGCGTGGATCGAGCTGAAGTAGGCTACCTCATAATCCTCGATCGAGCCGGGAGAGCCATTTCCCTCCCGGCTTTCATTCAACCGCACGTACGAGAACGAGAACATCTTGTATCGTCCCCGGTCATCCTTTTGCTGCATGACAGCCCAGACATCACTTTGTTTTATCCTTTTTTCCATATCTCCATCTTAAAAAGATTACCAAGGCCAGAACCATCGTTACGCCGAGCGCCCACCACCCGAGGGCGTTCTTGCCGATATCGGAGTTGAGTTCGGTATCTCCGGATCGCTCTTCCTCATGGCTGGCTTCCGACCGGGCGAAAACGCTCTCGTTCTCCTCTTTCTTTTGGCTTTCCGCTTCTTCTTTTCGCTCGTTCTCATGTTCCTCGCCTTCGAGTGTCGTTTCCGCCTTGACCGGGTATCGACCGTTTTCGTCCGGCTGCCGCTCAAGGTCGAATTCCCTTCGTATGATCCGGATGTTTCTCCACCGATCTCGCACGGTGTTGGAACTGGCAAGCCGTACATCCATAGAGGTATCCAAGCTCTCCAATACCTGTCGCTCTTGATCTCTGTAATGGCTATGATCAGAAGCGCTACGACGCACGGAGCAGCTAGCGCAAAGAGCCACCATTCCGGCCAAGACACACAATCTCTTATAAAGTCCATATTCCATGATTCGCTATCCAAAAGGGAGTTCGCATAAACAATACCACTCTCACATCAGTTCCCAGCCGGCCTCGATATCTTCCATAGGGATACGCTCGCCGTTCTCCATGTAGCACATGGCATCCACTAGGGCGCACATCGTTCCCTTGTCCGACAGGTCTAGCCGGCAACAGTCCGGCATCTGCATCTCCCGGCATACCCATCGTACGTAAGCCGCCGTGTCATTCTCATCGCGGGGTGCCCATCGTTCTATCAGTTCCTTTATGGAATGTAGGTTATACGATCGCTGGTATTTTAGCAAGAGCTTCATCATGGCCCGTACCCCATGCGGTATATCCTCGAATTCCTCGAAAGCGTTGTCCTTTTTATCGGCTTTCGATACTTCTCCGGCCCAGTCGTTCCGCTCCGAGTTCCGGATATTACCGGGGTTGTTGTTTCGGATTCCCCTTGGTGTCGTTGTCATTTTTACAATCCTCCTTATCTAATTGGTTACTAATATTCTTTCCTAGCTTAGACTCGATCTCTCCTTTGAGTTGTAGTTTAAGCAGCTTTGGAAACATCATGTTCGGCCAGATAATCAATACGCTACCCAGCATGCTCCACAGCTCGCACACACAGGCTAGGGTACATCCGGCCTTGGTGATTATGGCGTTATCTTGAGTGAATATCCGTTCCGTAACGAATACCACGAGCATGAAACCGAAATAGACGATCACCTTGGCGGGGGTATCTCTTCCGCTTTGTGATAGGAAGAATTTACCTTGCTTCTTTGCCGAGAACATCCCGAATAGCAAGTCGGCCGTAATAGCCACGCCCATAGCGGCGAAAGCGTATTTCACGGGCGAGATAAAATTCAATAAGAATATCATCCCGCTTATCATCCAGCCCCAAGAATGGTTCAATACCATCTGGAGCTTAATCAAGATCCTCTCTACGATCGGGCTAAATACCTGTGATATCATCTCCAAACATTTTTCACAAAGATGCTCGTAATCATACCTTCGGAAAAGGACATGAAAAAGCCCCGCCGGGGATTTCTCCGGGCGGGGCTTGATTGATATTATTCTTCCGGCAATAGTAGCCGGAGTAGTTCTTCTAGCCGCATGGCGGCACGTATTCGTTCTTGTTTGCTGTATTGCTCGTTTACATCGGTCACGATGTCGAGTAGGCGAAGGGCTTCTTGGAGTGTCATATGGCTTTACCCCCTTTTATAATAGTGAAAATGGTCATATCTCCTATGCGAATAGGTATTCCGCACTCAGATAGCTTACCTTTTAACCAACCTATTTTTTCACAGGCGGCATCATGTTTTCTTTTTGTTTCTTTGATTTCCATTTCCAATTCAGCGATTATCCGGTGGGCTTCCTCTAATGTTTTAATAGTTCTCATTGCTCACCTCCTTTCCCGAGGAACTCCCCGATCAAGTTATATATATCCGTAAGTTGCTCTTCTGTTATATCGCTCATGCGGTACTCATTACAGTCAATGCAATAAAGAACTTCTTCTTTCTTGCCGGGGGATTTCACCCGTATTTGTTCTATGTAAGGGCTTGCTTTCATGACCGGCCTCCTTTCTTCGCTGAGCAGAACACGAACCAAGCCACTCCAATCAGCGGTAAGAACGCCGGAGACAGCATTGTTAATAAAGCTACCGTGTACATCTTTGCCTCGTGAATGGATTTACAGGGCGTGATACCAAGAGGTAACAAGTTGTAGAACTTCTGGACGGTGATCCAAGAAAAGAAACTCGTTTCGTGAGTGGACGTTGATTGTAGGGTACTATTATTCCCCGGCAAACAAATGTTTTCGTGTTTGGACATAACTAACATTGTTTGTTTGGGGCAGGAAAAACAAAAAACGGTCTCGCCTGTCCCTTTGTCCTACACCACGAAAGGCAGTTATGGCCATTAAGCCATATCAAGGGGGTACGAAACCGTTGTATTATATATACGTACTAGTATGGACACAAAAAATGCCGATACAAATATGTTCGGCGGTCACCCGCCTTTCGTGAAATAGGACATTGCAAATATGGTGAAAGTTTTTGGGATGGCAAAGAAAAAGCCGGCTTTTATTGGGCCGGCTGGGGAATATTCCAAAAAGGATTTATCACATGTTCTCTATCCATCGTTTTCCGGATGGTGTATAAGTATACGCTAATATGCCTACGGCAACAATAGCTACAACGGTGAAAAAAACAACTGCTATCTGCATATTATTATTATTTTAAGATTCTATATCCAATCATCGCAAAGGCAACCGTACCGATGAATCCCATCGCAAAAAGATAATTAGCCATACTTGGTATCTCATCCTCTATCTCCCGGTTTAGTAAAGAGGCCGCTACCCCTAGCACCAAAGCCGCAAATGTCAACTTTGCCATATCAAAAAAGAACTTAGCGGTAGTTTCCTTTCTTACTTTACTTTTTTCTAATTCATTCTTGGTTGCCATGTCGCAAATATGGTGAAAGTTTTTGGGATGGCAAAGAAAAAATCGTAATATCCTTATATAACTTTACACTGCTAGGTAATCCCTAACATCCTATAATCACCATATCCCACCTTTGCCCCCGTGATCACGACACAACTATCTATTATTCACTTCAAAACAATCAACAAACAATGGCTACAACTTACAAATTAGTGCAGCGACGGGACATGCACAAGGGAGCGACTGAAGGCGATAAGCTTTATTACGCACAAGCGAAATCTACGGGTACTAGTGATATGGAGCGTCTTTGCTCCATGATTGGCGAGCGTTCTTGCGTATCCAGCGCAGACGTGAAAGCGGTGCTGGATTCGCTTATCTACGTGATGAAGCTGGAGATGTCGGACGGCAAGATCGTACAGCTGGGTGAGTTCGGTAATTTCCGTATCACGTTCGGTAGTGAGGGGACGAAGGTGGAGAAGGATTTCAACGCTACTAAGATTCGTCGTCCTAAGTATACCTTCTCTCCGGGTAAGGCGCTTCGCTCGCAAGCGAAGGTATTGCGATTCGAGAAGGTAAGCGTAGAAAAAGGCGAGGGAGGAAAAGACTCCGAGAGTCCGGACGAGATCTAGGCTAAAAGCACGCATCGTTTGAGGGAGAAGGGCGCATCGTTTTGGAAAAGAGGGTGCGTCCTTTTTTTATGAGGTTAGTATTCAGTATATTTGATAATTTATAAATAGAGAAGGATGGACAATGAGAATTTTAAGATAAGGGCTTACGGGTTGCAGGAGCTAGGCATTCAATATTTCCCGAATAGCGCACCCGCTTCGGCCTCGATCCAGCTAAAGAGATGGATTAATCTAAACAAGGCGTTACTTTATGAGATTACCGAAGCCGGGTATCATTCCGGGCAACGCTTACTCACGCCACGGCAAGTACAAATCATAACAGCGCATTTAGGGCCTCCATAACAGGGGCTCTTTTTTTGTCCCCGCATATTTCGCAACGGTTTCTCATTGTTGAAATGTTAATTTGTTGATACTTAATAGCTGCGCACCTCTCAAGTAGCGTTTTTTTCTCAAAGCATGCGAAAGTACCCCGCAGCGCCCTACAAAAAAAATGCGGGCGCAAGTTCAATTTTTCACCTTATCTGCTGCCTCCCTTAGACAGATCACGCATGAAATGCGTCTACCGATTTTTAATGAAGGAAGATGATTCCGGATTCCGCGTACGCAAGTTCGGGCATAAAGAAATTCGCGCCGACAAACAATGTGTCCCATGCGTCGGTAATGTGTGTCTTGTACTCATCCGGGTTATCGGGGCTGTCTTCTGTAGCTTCCGGCGATTTGTCTTTCTCGAATCCGTTCTTGCCTACTTTCACCGCTGTTTGCTCCATGGCGAGTTTGAGGAACTCGTTGTTGTATTTATTGAAAACAGGATAAAGGAGCGCCGGATCATGCTTTAAGGCCCGGTCTATTTGCTCGTGCCTCCAGTCGTGGCGGCTTACCTGTCCGATATAGATATCGGTGATATCCCAACCATATTCCTTGAAGATCCGGATGATGGTATCTTGATAGGACTCGGAGTTATTGCCGGTAGTCCACGTGAAGGTCTGGTCATAAAAGAAGATGATATCACGTTTGAGCTTGTATTTGTAGTATTCGCAAACCTGACGAGCCAATTCATCCAGCTTATCGGGGGTCTTGACAAAGAAGCTCTTTAGGGTACGTAATTGATGGCCTTGTACCTGTCCGATACATGCGGTATTGATTGCGGAGTTACTATCGAAACCGATTAGCAAGGGAGCGTCCATATCCAGATCCCCATCGGCTAGGCATCCGGCCAGTCGCAGCCGGTTCCAGTCCGCTCCCATGCTACCCATGTAGCGAGTATCGCCGGGGGTATAGAAATGGTAATCGTTCAAGGCCGAATAGAAGCCATTAGCGACACGGAACAGGCGTTCGTTCATGAATGCGGTACGCCATATAAGGGAGGGAACGTTGCGGTACATTTGCCAAATGTAATCCTTGCCTACGACTTCCATGTTATCGAAAATATCATACTCTCCGTAATATACCGTGTACTCCCGGGTCTTGCCACGCATAGGTTTGACAGGTGCTTGATACTTACGGGCTAACATCAAGTCATGGCGTAATTCTTTGTATTTGCGTTGGGTGTATGATGTTTGTTCCGGAAGGCGCTCGGTTAATTTCATTTCCCGGTATAGGTTCCGGATCAAGTTGATATGAACCGGATTCATGTCGTTGATCTTATCCAATATCCAACGTCCGGCTTTTAAGGTTGGCATATCCGTGGAATAGAGAACGGAATGATGCCAAGGGCATTGGTTGAAATCTTGCAAATTTCCCCGATTGGCGGGATCAACCTCGGATTTTATCTTATCGTAGTCTAGGAATTTCGCCTCCGGACCGATTACCCAATCTAAGGACATGGAGTTCGCTGACATCCCTTGACTGAAGGAGAGTACGACCAATACGGTGCCATTCCAGAAATGAATGCAATTGCCCCATGCGGTCTGAAGCGGCGGGCGTTTGGGCTTTCCGAAGTTGGCGGACAGGGGTGCCTTGCGGCCAACAAAGAAATGAATGCCCTCGATATAGCCCCATTCGGCGAGAGCGTGGATAATCGCCGGTAGCGTATTACCCCAAGCCTTGGCATAGGATGGAGAGATTAAAGCCCCGGTAGAACCCGGCATGGACCAAACATTCCGGATGATGAAGCGTGCGTCCAAACCCTCGGATTTACCGGTACCACGGCTACACACCCAATACTCGTCGTGGGCGGCGATCGCCATTCCCATGCGTTGCATCTTATTGAAAAACTTGCGTTGCGCCTCTTTCGCTTTACGGGTGAAAGGTTCAGTCATCAGTGCCATAGTCGTCTGTAATGGGTTCAATATCTACGATATCATGATCTTGCTTGAACAATGCCCGGAATGATTTCCTTTCTTCTTCAAGATTAGGGATAGGCTTGAAATCATCTCCCATTAACGTGACATCATCGGATGGCTCAAAGCAGGGTGGTTCCCAAGCGCTTCGATCAATGTCATCGTCTTCTTTATCGGAGCGGGTGTATTTACCGATCTTGTCCGCGTTGGCGGCGATACCTTTGGGGTCTTTGGCTTCCCGGGCGATGCGGATACCTTCCTTGGCGGCCTCGATCACCATGTAACGATACCAGTTCTTGCCGGCTAACTGTACATTTCCTACGAGTCTCCGGATAGCGGCCAAATCACGGTAAGCGGTGGCTTGTGATACGGGCTCACAACTACCGTCGCAACCGGCCATCAGGAAAGCGATCAGGTCTTTGTCGGCTGTCATGGGGTCTTCCAATAACTTGGAAACACATAACATCCAGCGATCTTTTTGCATAAGCTCCCGGCAGGAGAGAAGGCTTGCCGCTTCTTCATGCCCTTTGAAAAGTACCGTGGCTATCTTGTCGTATGATGTTAGTTCCTTGTTCATTCTTTCTAAATAGGTTATGATAAAGGGGAACAGCCAATACCTTATGGATTGTCTATTCCCCTTCATTATGGAAGCAAGATTTATTTCAAGTTATCCAGTTCCGCCAGCTCACGTTTGTAATAAGCCAAGCGTTGCTCTGCTTTTTGCCGGAGGTTAAGCTTCCCGTTTTTCTCATGTTGGGCGATAGAGGTTTCCGTGCGCCGGATATTCTCCCTCAGTCGTTCGATCCGGTTGGCGATCTGCATACCTTTCAGCAATTGATCGGCCGGGAGCTCCTCGGTTTTTTGAACCTCGGTTTTTAACTGGATCTGCTTACCCTCGGCCCAAGCGTCGATCTGGTCCCATAGCTTGGCACGGCGGCTCCAAAGCTCATGCACCTGATCGGCGATCGGCTTGCGTTGCTCCGGAGTAAGGGCCTCGTTCTGCATCTCCGTGAATAAGGCGGCGTACAAGGGGGTGATCTGGCGGACCTCGTCGAAGATCGTACGGATGTTATCCGGAAGGGAGGAGTACGTGGCGATCTTCGCTCCGGGCCGTAACAGGGCGAATTGATCTTGCAGTTCTTGCAACTCTTCCTGCGCTTCCTCCAGCTCGGCTTGCAATTGATCGATCTCTCCGGATTTATCGTCATTGTCTTCCTCCAGCTCGGTGATCTTGTCTTGTAGCTTGAATAGCTCGGATTCTTTCACGAGGATTTCTTTTAAGACTTTATCGCCTTTTAGCTGATCCGCTGTTTTCTCGATCGCCTTTGTTGCCGCGACCGCTGTTTTCAAGAGTATCGAACCCCGTTCGGAGATTGTTATCTGGGGTTGGGCCGACGATAGGCGCGCTACGGTTGTCAACTTATTCACCAATACGGTGAAATGGGAATCGAACTGCGGAACCTCCTTTACCTCGCTAAAGAAAGCGATATACTTCTTTCTCATCTCCTCCGGAGCTAGAGCTTGAAAAAGCGCTAGACCGTCCGCGTATTTACGCTTACGGTCCGCTAACCAGTTTTGTAATGTTATCATTTAAGAACCTCCTTCCGGTGGAGTAGGAGCTACCCCGGTGAATAATGCGTCTATATCGATAGGCGTTCCCATGATAATCATAGGGGCGGGGCTATCGGCCTCGAAAGTGAAGGAACAACCTCTT